AACGTGGCTAACGCTTACGCTTCTATCACTGCTTCCAACATCGATGACATCATCACTACCATTTACAGCGTTATCCCTGCTGAACTGCTTGGAAAACCTGACCTGATGATTGCTATGGGTACAGATACTTTCCGTCTTTACAGACAGTGGTTGGTAACTGCTAACCTGTTCCACTACCCTGCAAACGAAATCGCAGAGATGGAGATTGTTGACCCTATCACTGGCATCAAGATTTACGGTCTGCATGGCATGAACGGAACGAACAAAATCGTTGCTGGTCTGTGGTCAAATTTCTTTTTGGGTACTGACATGATGAACGAAGAAGAAGAGTTTGAATTTATCTTCAATCCTTTCGAGCGCAGAGTACAATTCCACACCGCTTTCAAATACGGATGTCAGGTTGCTTACCCTGAGCAAGTTGTTCTTTTCACACTCTAATTTTAACCGAATAGAGAAAGTTTAACCCGGGGGGTGGGGAAAAACCCTACCCCCCTTTAATTTAAAAAAAATAATATGGCATGTCAATTAACTTCGGGTTTTACCCTTGACTGTAAGACGGCTGCAGCCGGTATCAAAAATATTTGGCTCGTTGAGTTCGACGCCAAATCTACTCTAACCAAATCAAGCGGAGAAGTTTCTGCCCACACTTTGAGTGGTGGCAAAAGCTACTTCAAATATGAGTTGGAAAAGGAAACTGGCTCCATGACTTGGAGAACCATTCCTTCAACTGAAAACGGAACCGTGTTTTACGAAGCTGACCTTGTTGCACGTCTGCACAAAGTTACCACTGCACAGCGCAACGAGATTAAACTCCTTGCTCAAAACAGGATGTTGGCCATTGCCCTTGATGCAAGTGGTGACTACTGGCTGCTGGGTGCTGACTATGGTGTTCAGTTGCAGCAGAGTGAAACCAACTTCGGACAAGCGTTCGGTGATTTCAAAGGTCATGTATTAAATTTTCTCCACAAAGAGACCGATTTACCTTTGAAAGTTCAGGCCGCTGTTGTAACTTCGCTGGGTCTTTGATTTTTCATAGTGTTTTCATGCAGAAAGGGTGGTCATTGACCACCTTTTTTGTTTAACATGAAACCGACCTACTTATATTAGTAGGATGCTGTACATAACCAAAGCAGGAACACCCGAATTGATAATCACAGGCAGAGAAAAGGTGACCGTTTCTCCCGTGTATTATCTGTTGGTGTTTGAGTCCGAAATGTCCCAGGAACAAAAGGCATTTATTGTAACCGATACAAGCACAGCACCCAACAGATACCAGCTATTTTCATTTGTAGAGGGCAGCAGTGCAGCAAAAACATTGGCGGTAGGAACGCATTACTGGGCATTATACGCACAAACATCCCCCACCAATACCAACCCATTACTTGCATCGCAGGAAGTTGACCGGGGATTGGCTTATGTTACCGCATCGCATACCGCATTTAACGACCACGAGGTCAATACAACTATTAAACAACACCACATCGGATGAGTTTCGACCTATTACGCATAAATTTTACCGAGTCAAAGTTGCCTAAATTCAAGGAAAACAAGAATAAAGGCATCGTTACCTATGGGGAAAAGAACGATTTTCCCGATACGTTACTTGAATTTTACAACAGAAGCCCAAAACATGGGGCTATTGTAAGGCAGAAAGCCCGTTTTGTTGCAGGTGAAGAAACCCTTGTGGATGGCAACCCCAGCGCAGTTAAGGTAATTGACTACGTTAACCCTTATGAGGGTATTCAGGAGTTCAAAAATAAGTTAGCTCTGGATTATGAATTGTTCAACGGATTTGCCTATGAGGTACACTACAACAAAGTGGGGCAAATTTCTGCTTTGTATCACGTAGATTTCAGCAACATTCGGACACTTGACCACGAAATCTATATGTATGCAGAGGATTGGAAAAAGGCAAAGCATGAGGACATGAAGCATTATGCACCTTTTAACCCGAAAAAGGCCCAACCAATGGAAGTGCAGTTGTACTACTTCCGAGAATATGCACCTGCCTTGGGTGTTTATCCGTTGCCCCCATATCAGCATTGTTTGCAGTATATTGAAATTGATGTTGAGATAGCCAACTTCCACAATAACAACATCCGCAATGGGTTTGCCAACGGCACACTGGTTCAGTTGTTCAAAGGTCAACCTACCGAAGAAATTGCCTTTAACTTTGAGAGGAAGTTCAAGCAGAAAACCACAGGCACGGACAACGCAGGTGGTGTGCTTATTCAGTTCAATGAGATGAACGAAAAGTCTGCGGAGATTGCACACCTGCAACCTTCCGACATGGACAAACAATTCCTGCAACTGAATGAAACCGTGCAGGATGAAATCTTTATCGGCCACAACTTTCCGAAAATTCTGCTCGGTTACGCAACCGAAGGCGCACTTGGTCAGCGTAATGAAATGATTGAAGCATATGAGTTGTTCCATAAGTCATACGTTAACAAGCGTCAAGTAAAAGTTGACACTTGCCTACAACATACACTTGAAAGCGTTTATCCCGGCATCGAGTTAACCACCAAAGACAGCGATTTTCTGGGAGTTGATTACGTTGCATTGCATGGGGCTGGAATTGTGACCGTAGAGGAAGCCCGTACAGCACTCGGATTGGGTGAAGCTACCCAGACAGTTGTAGATAGCGCACAAAAAGTGATTGAAAACATTAACAGCTTGTCGCCACTTGTAGCAAATAACGTACTTGCCAACATGACCGTGAATGAAAAACGTGCATTGGCAGGGCTTCCACCTATACCGGGCGGTGATGCGTTGGCAACTGCACCAACAGAAACAGCAACTCCCGAAAATTTTAGCCATCAGGGTTGCGAATTTCACAAATGGTCAGACAATGACTTGTCAGTTTTTGCCAAATTTGGGGCTGATGAGTCCGAATTTGAGGAAGTGAAACTCACATTTGAACTGACCACCAAAGAAAAGCGTGTGTTGGCTGTGGTAAATTCCGATGAAAAAGCCACGTTGAAAGACATTTCCACCGCCACCAAAATAGGAGAAGAAGAAGTTATCAAGATTTTGAAAACTTTGCAGGACAGCGGCAAGATAAACTGGACAAACAATGCAATCAAAATCACCGACATTGGCCGTGGAGAGATTGCAGACACCGAACTTCCAAAGTTGGAACTGCGTTACAAGTACGATTTAGATCCTGATGCGTTGCCGTTGCAACCCGGTGGAAAAAGTCGTGAGTTTTGCCTTCGTATGGTGGACATGGGTAAACTTTACACCCGTGAAGAAATCGACCAGATGAGTGCAATTTTAGGTTATAGCGTATGGCTTCGCCGGGGTGGGTGGTACACCGTGCCTGAAAGCGAACCACCTTTACACATTCCGCATTGTCGGCATGAATGGAAGCAAAGAATAGTAAGGAGAAGAAACAATGGCTAATTTCGCATACTTCGTAAGTGAGCAGGATGTAAAGAAGAACACCCCTATCGATGAGAATGTCGATAGTAAGTTGCTTCAAACAGCCATGCGCACCGCACAGGATGTGTACATCCGTGATATTTTGGGAAGCACCCTATACGACAAGATTTGTGATGACATCAACGGGGCTGGGCTTGGTGGTAACTACCTGACATTGGTCAACAAATACGTTGCACCTTGCCTTTATCATTATGTGATTTTGGACTCAATGCTTCCATTGACCTACAAAATGATGAACAAGTCAGCGGCAAGTCGTGGCGCAGAAAATGCAAACGCTGTGGATGTTGACCAACTTCGCATGATTGAGCAGCGTTACCAAAATAAGGCAGAATACTACGCTGAAAGACTGCGCCTGTACTTGGCTGAAAATGATACACTTTTCCCCGAATACCAAAACCCTGCAAGTGGCTTGGATGTAATCAATCCACAAAACCAGTACTTATTTGGTGGGTTTTATCTGGGCGAAGATGATGACTATAAATTTTTACGTGGTTTCTTTTCATGAATAAAGTCAGGACAAAAAACGAAAACAAACTGAAAATCTACTTAAATGGTAACAATCAACCAACTACTGGAAGCACTCGAAACTGCGGGAAACAACCACAAGCAGATAAAGGCAACCATCGTAAATATTGAGCCGAATATCAATACAAGCGGTGAGCAGCTTTATCCGTTGATGCGGATTTTTCCTGATGGCAGTCAGGTGACCGTTGACAAGGTGATTTATCGCTTTGCGATTGCCATTGCTGACAGGCACAGAGAAGATTTTACCGATGCGGTAGAGCGCATCAGCGATATGCACACGGTCATGCTGGACATTTACTCAATGCTACGTTATGTGTACCGAAACAACATCGCAGGAACATGGGTAATCAACGACAGCATTACCCCATTTTATGACGCCCAAACGGACATCGTTAGCGGAGTTGCAGCCGTTATCGAATATCATTGCCCAAATTTGAGAGATTACTGCGACACCCCCAATAACAATTTAACATTCCCAACAATAGAATAAAATGAGTACAGCAACAGAATTTATGAGCGGCTTCACTGGCTGCAAGGTATTATCAGGAACAGGCGCAAACACTGGCCGTTGGCAGGGTTTTGTCGTTAACGCAGATGCGGTTGTTTCCGCAGCCCTTGACAAAAATGCGGCAAGTGTAATGACAACCCTTGGACTGACAGGCATCACCCTGAAACAAGGCACTTTTATTTCCTTGCCCGAAGGTGACTATTTCAGCAGCATCACACTGACAATCGGCAGCATCGTAGCGTATAACGTATGATAAGGATTGGTGTTCGCTCATTTGTAGCAGGTGCTGGCAATGATGCTGATGCAATTGCATTTATCATAGCTGCTGGAATAACAAATGCTACCCAGCAGAGTGCCATCAATACTTTGGTGGTTGATTTGAAAGCGTACGGCATTTGGACAAAGATGAAAGCAATCTATCCTTTTGTTGGTGGTACTGCATCAACTCACAAATGGAACTTGAAAGACCCAAGGGACTTGAATGCTGCTTTTAGATTGGTCTTTTCAGGTGGATGGACACATAGTTCAACAGGGGCATTGCCTAATGGAACTAATGCTTATGCTGACACGAAATTAACACCAAATTCATCATTAAGTTTAAACAATACATCAGTTAGTTATTATTCAAGAACTGACAATACAACTGGAATTGATGACTTGTCAGTCGTTACAAATGAAGTAGACCCAAGCGATCCATCAAGGTTGCGTTTAATTATAAATTTATCAGGATCATTAATTGTCGACCATTATGCTGTTGGTCAAAGGATTAGTATTTCTAATTCTAACTCCATAGGATTTTATCAAAGTATAAGAATTTCATCAACTGATCTAAAAGTATATAAAAATAGCTCTGAATTTGGTTCAAGAACCACAACAAATACAGGTACTTTACCAACATCTTCACTTTATTTGGGAGCAGCAAATAGAAATTCATCATCAATATTTTTTTCAAATCGCCAATGTGCCTTTGCATCTATCGGTGATGGCCTAACCGACACCGAAGCCGCTAATTTCTACACCGTAGTACAAGCATACCAAACTACACTTTCTCGCAATGTATAAACTATCCGAAATAGCACCCGAAAATTACAGCCAATATGTAGGGCTGTTGACTGAAACTGACAAAGATTTACTCATCGGCCAATGGTACATGGATGATAGCTACTTCAACCCCATTCAAGACAATGACGATAGGTGGGTAATCTCCGTT